AAGCATTTGTATGGGATAATCCAATGCAAACATTTATTGTTCAACAGGATTCTGATTCGAGCAATTTAGTTGCAGCCAATCTAAATGAAAATGCGGATCTCATTTTCGGCGCAGGCAATACCACTACGGGTGTGTCTGGCGTAGAAATAGATTCAAGTTCAGCAACTACTACTGCTACCCTTCAAGTGAGACTAATAGATTTTTACAATGTTCCAAGTAATAACACTACTGCGAACAATTCAATTCTTGTCGTAAAAATCAACAATTCTCAACTTATGGGCGGTACTGGTACGCTGGGCGTGTAGACTAGGAGATTAAATAATGGCTATAAATAGAGCCCAGCTCGCCAAAGAGCTAGAACCTGGTCTGAACGCGTTATTTGGACTGGAGTACGCTCGTTATGAGAACGAGGCGGCACAAATATTTAGTCAAGAATCAAGCGACAGAGCTTTTGAAGAAGAAGTGATGTTAGTTGGTTTTGGTGAAGCAGCGGTAAAACCGGAAGGCGCTGCAGTTGATTTCGATACTGCAAAAGAATCCTTCACTGCGAGATACGTTCACGATACAATTGCTTTGGCATTTGCGTTAACGGAAGAAGCGGTGGAAGATAACCTTTACGATACTTTATCTGCTCGTTACACTAAAGCACTAGCTCGATCTATGGCTTATACTAAACAAGTTAGGGGCGCCAATATCCTGAACACTTCGTTCGCGACTACTGGCGGTGACGGTGTTACATTATTTAGCACTGCTCATCCAACAACATTCGGTGGAACCTGGTCAAACAGAAGTGCTACCGATGCGGATCTTAACGAAACCTCATTAGAGCAGGCATTGATTGACATTGCTGGCTTTATCGATGAAAGAGGCTTAAAAGTTGCAATGAAAGGAAGAAAACTTATTCTTCCTGTCAACATTCAATTTGTAGCGGATAGGATTTTAGAATCCACTCTTAGAGTCGGTACTGCTGATAATGATATTAATGCGATCAAAAACATGGGCATGCTACCTGAAGGTTATGTAGTGAATCACTATTTAACTGACACAGACGCGTGGTTCATAAAAACTGATTGCCCTAATGGATTCAAGCATTTCATAAGAGCTGCCCTTGCCACTGGCATGGAAGGCGATTTTGACACAGGAAATATGAGATACAAAGCACGTGAGAGATATAGCTTTGGTTACTCTGATCCTCGTTGCGCATACGGATCACAAGGTTCATAAACTTACACTGGATCCTCCCAGATAGAAGAAGGCGCTTGAAAGAGCGCCTTCTTTGTTTTACAACTAAACTGTTAATGTTGGTGAATACACGTCATGAGGACGGTGTATTTACTGGTCAAATTAAAAGGAGACTGACATGACAACACATTTTAACAATGGCGTTACTAACGTGGTTAAAGATAAAAGCCCGTTAAAGAACGCAATGATGCCTGATCCATTTCCGGTTACCAATACGCAAGGTGGCGGATATGACTTTCTAGGCCAAACTTCGTTTATGGATGATTTTTATTCAGCCATTACAAGAACCAATACAAGTAATAATGGAAGAGGTTCGCCAGGATGGTATTTAAGCCAAACTGCTAGTACTCAAACCGCTGCACCAATAGCAGATGCTGTAGGTGGATGGTTACAATTAGATGAAGTAAATGCAACTGATGATGCTTATAACCAAATTAATACTTTTACTGCTTTTCAACTAAACACAGGTATGAATGCTGGTTTTGAAGCTAGAGTAGCAGTTGAAGATATTTCAGCAACAGAAATTGTTTTTGGATTTGTTGATACAGATGTAACTTCAGGAGTAGTAAATATTACTGACGGAGTATATTTCTCTAACTTTGCTGATCCTACTTCAATTACGGCTGGAACTGGTTTATACCTTCACGCTGAAAAAAATGGAACGGTAACTTCAAGTGATGCATTAGTTGATCCATACACTGGTGATACTTTTGTAATTGAAGATGGTGCCTTGCAAACAGCTAGTGCTACTCAATTAGCGACTCCAAGTAATTCATTTATTGCTGGATTTAACATTGTTCCTAAAGGATCAAATGGTAATACTAATACTGCTGTGATTCAAGCATACTTAGGTCCTGTTGGAAAACAGCCTTTGCCTGTTGCCTCAATTGCAACTACTAATTTACCTGATGATTTGGCATTAGGACTTATGATGGGAACTAAAAACAATACAACAACCGCAGCTATTATGTGGGTTGATTATGTTAAAGCGATTAGTTCTAGAAGCTTTGGTAGTTCAACTACTAAGTAATAACAATTAACCAGGGTAGGGTGTAAAAGCCCTACCTTTTATAGGAGATAATATGTTTGGTGTTAAAACAAAACAATTAACTGCAAGTGGTCAAGTTACAACTAAAGTATCGGCAGGAAGTAATACACTTAGCGCACCTGCGCGAGTTTTAGGATTAACTGTTCAATGTGGTGCTACTGAAGGTAAGATTGATTTGGTAGATGATGGTGCAAGTGGCACTGTTAAATTTACTCAAGTTACTCCTGCTATTAAAGCAGGAGCAGAGGACATGCTTCAATTTGATTTTCCTGAAATGGGATTAAAATTTGATACCGATCTTTATGTTTACTTTAATCAGGCTACTAAAGTTAATGTAATTTATGGATAGGAAATAATGTGGAGGCTAATGTTTTTGGGAAATGTTTATAGAGAAATAGGATTCAATGCAGATAACCGTGAAACAGGAGTTATTATGGAGAGAATGATAATTGGAATTATTGCTTCAGCCCTCATTGGGCTCGGGGCGTGGAACTTGAACCAAACTTTTAATCTCTCCATTGAAATAGAGAGTGTTAAGGGAAAAATTGATGTGCTGGAAAAAAGCATCAAGCAACTAGGAAAGAAGAAAAATAAAAAAGGTGGCTCTATTATACAACAGAGTAACTAATGGAAACGATATTACTAGTATACACCATCTGGTTCATAGGTGGCGTGATAATTCAGATTGCAGGGCTGCAATGATAGAGATATGGTTTTTATTGGTCTTGATGACCATCCAAGACACCACTCCACTCATTTACAAAAGCTTCATGGGATATGAAAGCCAGGAGGTGTGCGAGGAGATGGCCGTTTTGGCGAAAGACTTTATGATGGAAATAGAGATGAGAAGGGGAACCGGTGATGAGAGGACCATCAAGATGGAGAGCTTCTGCATTCCTTTTGAAATATTTGAGTCTGAAAAGCCGAAAGGCCCGAAAGTGGGAGCCTGATGGACTGGTTTGACAAGTTAATGATAACTGCGGCGGTCACGACAGTGATAGTATTTGTAATCGTGGTGGGGATATAATGACCGACAGACTGGATGTAAGCGACAAGACGGCGATTTCTATGCCGATGAAGAACTTACTGGCCATATTGTCGGCGGTCGGAATCGGCGTGTGGGCGTTCTTCGGGATCCAGGAGCGATTGAACATTTTAGAAACCACGTCAAAACTGGCGGAGAAGGACTTAAATCAGGTGACTGAAAGACTCGCCGGTGACATTGAGAAAAATAATCAATTCAGAATCAAGTGGCCCAGGGGAGAAATGGGCAGTCTGCCCGCGGATTCAGAGCAGTTCATGCTCATAGAGCACATGTCAGGACAGATGGAAAAGATGCAGGCGCAACTGGAAGCCATGATGAACAACAAGGTGAACATTGAGTTCATGCAGAAGCAAATTGAAAAACTTCAGACGCAGGTGGAAAAATTACAGGAAGAACACCGCACGTTTAAAGCGCAGAATGGAAAGTCATACTGATGATTGAAATTGTCATAGCGCTATTAATGTATATTGGGGTGGATCTCAAAGAGCACGTTCCTTATGATAATATTGGAGACTGCCTCAAGGCTAAAAGACTGAGTGAAAGAAGTTCCGGGCCCGACGGCCCAAGAATGGAATGCCGTCCCGTCACGGCTGAAGTAGAAATATGGAAGGAAGACGGAAAAAAACACATCCTCAAAATAGTTGAGGATTAATAATTAACTACAAGGAAAACTAATGACTACAGGAAAAATTAAATGGTTTAATCCAACCAAGGATAT